ACACTCTTTCCCTACACGACGCTCTTCCGATCTGTGCCCTTGGGCTCGATGTACTCAGCCTTGCCTTCAGCGGGGAATGCAATGGCCTCGCCGGGGCCGGCGGATACTTCTTCCGCGGCTGACGGGAAACCAAAGAATGCCAGCATCGGCACTGCTGAGATATGCAGTTGATTGTCGAGGTCAGACTGCACCTGATATACCTTCAGGTTTAGCTCAGCGATATCCTCCAGCGGCGGCCGTGATTCAAAATACCCAACGCGGTTGCTGTATGCAACGGAAAATGGGATCTCGCTAAGGCTGGTGGTGCCTTCATCAGTGATGCGGAATTCGCCGTCATCACCTTTCTGGTGGAGTTGATATGCACCAGGTGTTAGCAGCCGAATCTGCTGCACTGCCTTCTCGCCATACTCACCATCAGGTACGGTGACAGTTTCCGATAGCCGCAGCATGGATAGCGCCTGCTGGCCATCCTTTAACTCAGTGCGCCAGCCAAGGATCTGCCGTGGCGTGTAGGTCACCCAATATGGCCTGCCACCATCTTGTGGTGCATCCACCAACGTGCCAATGTGGCCGTAACGCACCATCTTGCGGGCAGTTTCGTAGGCCCACACATTCAGGTCATTACCTTGCATGTCTACGTCAAATAGCTGCTCGGTGATCACATCACTGGTATCCTCCAGCCTTACAGGTTTACGCGTCAACATACCAGCCAGCATCCGCTCAAGTCTTGCGTAGTACGGAGGGCATACACTTCGCGCTAGTCGATTATCGTAGGATTCATCAAGCTCGCGGGGCTCCTGCGGAAGGTAACGGCGGTGCTTCTTGCGCATTCCGTAGGTGCCGCCCATTAGATCTTCAATCAAAACCCAATGCGGCTCCTGCGCATACCAGCTTGTGTTTGGGTCACTAACCTGCGTGACCTGCCGTTGAGCAAGCGGGCGATCGTCTGCGTTATAACCTGAATACATTGATCGCCCGCAGTGTTAACAGTTTAAGCGGGTACCGCCGACAGCGTAATGCTGGTGCGGCCTACCTTGATGTCAAATTCATCGCCAGGCTGGAAACCCATTGATGTGACATAAGCAGAACCTACCATCAGGTTACCGTTAAACTGCACCTTAGCCTTGTTGCTAAGTTTGCGGCCTGCTTTCTTCTCTGCTGTCAAGGCAACACCTTTGGCTTCCAGTAGCGCCTCATAGAAGGCGGTGAAATTCAGCCGTTCGGTGCCATCCTTCTTGGTGCTTACATAGCCGCATTCGCGGACAAGCACCGATTTGGAAACATCACCTAATTCTTTTAGCTTTGCGAGTAGCTCAGATCCGGTCAGCATTTGGTATGGGTGTGCTGGGCACCATTGAGGATAGCAGACTGGCCATTCTTTGCAAGTCGGTGACGCAGCAGCTATCGCAGACTATGCGGTTATCTTCAAGCTGCCAACCATCAGGCGGCCCTGCATCCTTTCCGATAAGGGCATCGCAGTCGGCGCATCTCACACCCATTGCTGGATCAGCAGATTGGCGTCAGCGCGGAATGTGGCGGCTACTTCGCGCACAATTTCGCGGGTGATCTTGGCGCCAGCACGGCGCAGGTCCAGTAGGCGGTTAACAGCGCGGCTCTCAGTTCGGTGTCCCCATATCATACACCATGGTCAACCCTAGTACACGCGGATTCCGGTACTGCGGCCAGCACCAGCGTGCAATGGGTTGAATTCACGCCAGACCAAGTAGCCGAGCGCATCGTTCATGTGGTCATGGCCGCCATCCTTGTCGGGGTCACCTTTTTCGGTGTAGCACTGCAGCTCTAAGCATTCGATCATGCGCTTGCACGTTTCTGACACCTGCAACCGAATCTGCCCTTTACCATTTTCTAGTAGCGCCTGGACTGCTGCGACACGATCACGCACTGGCGGGTTGGCGCGTGGTGACTGGTTGCTGATGCCGTAGGTTTCAAGGATCTGGATGTCCGTTTGCGCTGCATTGGTGGAGCGGTTGCCGCCGCTGGCATCGGGGTAGCCGTAGATGCGGTGGTCTGGGTATCGCCTGCGAATCTCGGCGCCAAGTTGGTCGGTGTCATGAGCACCTGAGATCTCATCAATGATGACCAACCCTTTAGCAGTGCGGATGCCGATAACAGCCGACATGTTACCAACGTTGAAATCAACGCCAACACGCAACGGCTCGCGGTCGATGCTGGGCAACTCAGTGGTTACATGCTTCTCGCGTGTGAAGCGGTCGTATACGGTGCCGGTTGTCAGGTTGACGAAGTCGCCGTCGAGGTATGCCCGCAGCATTGTCGGGTCATAGTTGGCCTGCAACCGCTCGATAAAGTCAGCAGGCAGGTGTGGGTTATCCACTGATCGCATCTTGATCAGCTTGCGATCATCTCGGCCGCGTGCTTCATCACTGCCGAATGTGTTCCACATCCATCTGAACCCTTCCGGCGTCGATGCAGCGCCAAACTGGCGGACATTACCGGCACGCAATCGACCAAGGATCTTAGGAAATGCCTTGTTAGCAATGGCAGGCGTGACGGTGTCGATCTCATCCGCCAGCACCCATGCAAGGTTGAGGCCGATGATGCGTGACCAATTCTCAAAGCTGCGACACAGGATCTTGGTGTCACCGCCTGGTAGGTGCAGCATGTACTCCGGCAACGGCGATGCGCGGAAAGTGTACGGGATGCCGTAAGCATCAAGGAAGTCATCAAAATCAGACTGCCAGATGTCGCGAATCAGCGGCCCCGTAGGCTCCATCACAGCGCCAATGAAGCCTTGGTTGGCGACGGCCAGCATCACCGCCTTGGCGCATAACGCACGAGTCTTGCCGGCGCCATAGCCAGCGGAGATGCCAAGAATCTGCGTTTGGTTGTCATCAACAAATTC